CACCTCTTAGCTTGTTATAGTCTAATGCATATTTAGCGTGTAGATAATTATCTAGGTCTGTGCTTAGTTGTTTCGGAGTAACTCCCCTTAAGCCTGATACTCTAATAAGTTCATCATCTATAAGCTGGCTTTCTTCTGACAAAACTTTTAAATTATTTCCTATCTTTGCTTCTTGTAATCTTCTTTTTGCGTAGTAATCTTGTTGGTCTTTATCTATGGCTACGCCTTTTTCGTTTTGATATTCTCTTACTTTTAAAACACCACCTTCATTATATTGACCATCAGCAGAGGTGTCCGTTATTCTTCTTACTCTTATAGCTTCATCTGATAACTGTTCTCTAATATTTGTTAATTTTTCTTTAGCAATGCCTTGATATATTGTTTCATCTTCTTCACCAAGATTTCTAAGTCTGTTGTATGTTCTTGTTAAATCAGGGTCAGAGTTTTCTCTAATAACTTTAGACATAAGTTCAGCAGGACTTCCGCCATACTTTGTAAGTAGTCTAGATAAACCAGCACCTGTCAATCCTAACGCTCCACCTAATGCTCCACCTGTTAGTCCAGCAGTAGTTAGTTCTTCTGCTGTTGGCATTCTGCCCTCATCAATCAAAACTTCACCAGTAATACCACCTGCACCTATACCAGCACCTAAAGCTCCTTGCCTTACCAAAGCATCTTGTACGGCTCCAGCTCCTTTTGCTGCTTTCAAGCCAGGTATTAAGTTTATGAATGCATCTGCTACTAACCTGCCTTCTGATATGTCATCAGGGTTTGTAATTTTTTGTGCTGCGTATGAACCTGCTGCACCTGAAGCTAATGCTCCAATAATATAAGTAATCGGTCCACCGAATGCTGACGCTGTTCTTCCTGCTTCTGATATAGCAACTTCTGCTGCTAGTGCTTGAGCCATTTTGCCAACACCTACATCTCCTGCTGGGGTTGGTCTTATAGTTTCTTCATCAGATAGTGTCGGTGATTGTAAATAATCAGGAAGGGTTACATCAACTTTTTCTTCCTGAAGATAGTCAGGTAAAACTACATCTACCATATTACTGCTCCTCTGAATATCCTTGTGACTTTAAGGAATCTATTATTTGTTGTTCTGTAAGATTTGCGTTTGCAGGTATTGCTTTTATATCATCAATTATTTTTTTAGTAATTACTTTTTTTTGTGATTTATTTATTAAGTTTCCTAAAATATCTGTTGCGTTTGCATCAGTTCTACCACTATAACTGTATGTTCCGTCTTTATTTTGTGATACATATATTGTAGCAGTTTTGCCTAAATTTTTCTGACCCTCTGCTAGTGCTTGTGCGCCAGTTCTAAATTTAGTTCTAGCCTCTGACACAGTTGCAGCGGATGTCAAAGCTTCTTTT